ATGGCATACTTATCTATTGTTATTCTTGGTTTCATAATCTTCTCCTTGGGTTATCTCTCACGCTCTTAGGCATAACTATCCTCTCTTTGTTTTCTGCTTTGGGCGACTTTGGATCTTGGCTCGATTCCTAGGGCCTGACAGAATTCATGCTCATCCCACATAATTAAACTCTTGCCGGCATGGGATATGTTCTCTTCGGCCGGGACTATCTGTATGTTGCGCGGATCGTCTAATAGCTTGCCATAAAGACGGCGAGCCCATTTGGTTTGGCTGAATTTGTGATGTTTTTGGTGTCCTGAGAAGTATATACGGCCCCTGTCTTTAGCATAGTGTGATACGCGGAACTTGCTCATATCTTATACACCTATCTTCTTTGACAAACCTATTTGATTTACAGTATTGCCTATAAGTAATTTCACTGGATCGGATAATACCCTATTTTTGTTTCTTTCCGATATCACGTCGTATATTTTTAGGAAGTGGGCGCGTTCAACAGCCGGCATTTCAGATAGACAAATATTACGCCAACCGATAGCATCAACACACTTTTGAATTACTACTGATGAAAACTTCGGTATATTATAAGAGCCAACCTTACTGACCTGCCGCATAACCTCACCCCAAGCCTCGCCCGCAGTTAATGTGGCTCGACAAATGGCTTTAGAGCGTATTACAGCAATTATATTTGTGGCTTTGTTTATATTCTCGCTACTTGCCACGATCTCCTTGATTGCGCTTCCATATTGTTCATCTGTTAGGTCTTTAAGAAAATCCCACATAATACCTGCGTCAAATACCTTCTCCGGGAATTGCATAGCCAGAACAGATAATCCTTTATCAAACACTTGCTTCTTCATTCTTAATCCTTTCATTAAGTTTAGCCATTGAAGCCATTGTATTGACCTGCGCCTGTGTAGGCCGGGGCCGGAGATCACCCTTGTCTTTGTCGGCCCATACTAAAATAGTATGATAATGACTCTTATACTTTTTACCCTTTGAGCCTACATAATTATCAAGTTTTTGTATGTAACTCTCTGTGAGGGACTCACCAAATTTTAGGTTAAGCTTATTATGTTCTTCCTTAGTTAATAATACATAACAACCGTATTTACTCTTTTCAATTATATCTCTATTTTCATTTTCATTTTCATTTTCCATATGTTTATTCATATGTTCTACATGTGTAGGCTTCTTGTATCTATGTAATATATTCTTTCTTCTCGACGAGCAATAGGAATTTCTCTTAATGGTTTCTTCCATTAAACGCTTATTAAACAGGTTATTTTCCTTGTCAATTTGTAACTTTTCTAACACCAACTCCGACAACTTACCAACAACCTTCTCTATTTTAGCGCGAGGCAACTTACCATTATGCTGATGGAGTAAGCATAGTATCTTTATATATTGCCCCGTTTCTTCGTTACTCATAAATGTTGTGCCTGTTAAAAAATCGCCTGAGTAAAACAAGAATGCCGGGTCTTTTGCCATTAGGTGCCTCTATAAATAAAATTGCCGGTGGCGAATGTTTTGAGGCACTCTTTCACGACCTGGAGAGATCGACCACCGGTTATAAAAAAAGACGAGCATAATTTACTCGCCTTAAAATTCTTTTCCATTGTGCCTATGAACATTGTATCTCTCCAGTTGAATAAAGTATACCACAAGAATTAACTCCTGTCAATCCAATACTCGCTATATTTTTTCTTCGAGTATGAATTGGTCACCATTTTAGAAACTATCTTATGCCCGGCTTTCTTAAGATCCCATATCCTCGCCCCAAGACGGAAGCATCCGAACAGGTTAAGCGCACCCATAGGTGTTATCGAATATCCCTGCCCCATGTAGTGCAAAATTCTTTCTTCCTGGCTGTTCATTTTACACCTCTCTTGTAATGTGCACTTCCAACACAGTTTCTTTCCAGGCCATTTTTTGAGCATGGCGCAAGGCTGATAGGAAGTTATTGAAATACTCGGTATCCTTGCGCGGGCCGTTCTTATTGATTGTGATGTCGAGGCGCCATTTCATTCTAACGATTCTCCTTTTAGATATTTCTTTTTGCCTTTAGCATTGAGGGTGTCCTCGAAGGGCTTGTCAGGAGCTGATAATGTTATGGCCCTACTTGTATACCAATCTCTCAGCCAGTCCTCAAAACCAGCGACCCCTGCCAAATTAGCCTTTATTTCAAGCCCTAATGCCCTCAGTTCGATGATTGTTGAACATTTGGACATACGGGCTGCCAAATCAGTAGCTATCGAGCAGGGGTCGGTTTTCATTAGAAATTCGGCTCCTCAAGTGGGGCTTCTTCCTCTTGCGGTTCAGCTGGCGGCCCGTTAACGTCTATCTCTGGTATAGCGGCATCCTGCTTTATCTTTGGCCCGATAGCGGAAATTTCCTCTAAATTCTGAAAATCGCCATTATCTTTCCATTTAGTATTGACCGTCATGCCCTTCAAAATATCAAGATCTATGTCGGCCTCTGGCTCAAGCCCTTCGATCAGCGCGGAGGCGTACTTCTTGTATAACGTGGCCTTGGCGTTTAATGACAGCCTCATCCATCGGCTATACTTCGGATATTTCGCGCCTTCAAGCACGAACTTAAACCTGATAGCAGTCGCTACTGTATCTTCCTTGCCCTCAAAGCCCGGGAAGGTATGATTTTCGTGATACAAAACATCGTCAATAATTCCGACGATTTCAACTCCTGTCGCTACTTTTTCGAATTCCTTTTTTGGTGGGCGCATTATTATTTTCCTTTCAAGTTAAATTTGAAATGACACTTAGGACACTCGATAGTATCCTTTAATATTTCCGCAAGCCGTTCTTTTTCTTTTCTCTCCGCTTCCAACTTTGCCCTTTCCTTTTCTTTCGCCGCCTGCGACTTTTCTTCGGCAAGCTCTTTTAGCCTTTTATCTCTTGCCCTTTCATTGGCTAAGGTCTTTTCCTGCTTCTCTCGCTCAAGGCGTGCCTTTTCTTCAACTGCCTTGCGTTCTGCCTCGGCTTTCGCACGTTCGGCTTGCATTGCCTTTTCCTGCTCTTTGCGCACGGCTTCGGCTTTGGCTCGTTCTTTGGCAAGCAGGTCTTCCTGCTTCTTGCGTTCGGCAATAGCCTTTTTCTCACGCTCTACACCCTCAGCCCGGAGCCTCTCATTCTCAAGCTGTGCCTTGGCTAAGGCTTCGGCATCCGCTTTCTCTTTGGCGATCCTCTCGTCCTCTATGCGCTTCTCGATTTCAAGGCGCATGGTTTCACGTTTTGTTTCTTCCTGACGTTCGACAAAATGCTCTTGTTGATCGAAGTATTCTTCGAGAGGAACGAATAAGGATTTGAGTACGTTACTTATTCCGTCAATAGCTTTTCCTTCTCTTAGAATTTCAGACTTAAGTGCTACACGGGCTTTCTCAATATCGATTCTTTTGTCTCTAAGCAGTAACCGTCCTATTCGGGCCATTGCCATTTCAGCTTTTTGATCCGCATTTGTTACAACAATGGTCTTTGCCTTTTTTGCCCATTCATCGGCTATATTAAAATAGTCGGTGAATTTATCGAGAATAAACTTTGCCTTTGTTTCCGGCAGATTACTCTCTTTAACTATTACCGCTAACTGACTTTCTTTTATTACCTCGACTTCTTTTGCTTTCATATTTTCCTTAGCCTTTCTGTGATTTCATCAAGACGACTACAAAATAATTCAAGCTCTACCTCAAGAGCCTTGATGTATTTTATGTCGGGCTCTACCCTGATAATTAAGGGTTTAATTCCGGGAGTATACGTCATAAAATCCCAGAACTTGAACCCTGTTACATACAAGGAGAATTGAATCTGTCCAAAATATTCGCTCGGAAGGCCGCCGTCGAGCAAATACTTGACCTGTGTCTTGCCGAGGACGTTCTTTAGCTCAAGACCATATTCGTTGACCTCAAGCTTTCTACGAAGTCCTTTTTTGGTAACTATCCCATCCGGCGAACAAAGGAATTGCTTTTTTTCATCCTTATATATAACGCCGACTTGCGTGACTTCGACGTTATGCGTCAATTCGTAGAGCTTCCGGCTTTCATCTTCTCGTTCTACGCCCATGGCCATAATAGCGTTTTTATAGCCTTCTTCTCTCTGGCCAGAAAGAAGCTCTGCCGAAAGCTCATATAAATATCCTTCGGCCTGCTTACTTGGCTTGCCCTCGTTCGTCAATATCTTCGAGGCATTAGAGGCGGACGGCTTGCCCAGTTTCTCCGTAAACCAAGCCTCTTCGCCTTGTTTTAAGTCTACTATTATCATTTTGCCACCTTCTTCCCCTTCTTAGCGATTAACGCCAGCTTTGCTTTGTTAAAATCAGCCTTTGGCAACTTCGCCAGATCCTCGACCTTCAGATAGGCCATGAACTTAGGCATATCGGCGCCACAATCAATCGCCAAATCGGTCAATTCATTGCGCTGTTTATCGTCGATGTATTCAACTACTGCCGACTGCCCGTCATCGTCCATGTCCTCAGCCGCAAGCCCTGTCGCCGCCAATAAGGTATATCTTTCAAGATACGATATTGTGCTACCGAGAGCCTGTATGCTATTCTTTGAGCCGGAGGTATCAGCGTCAGCGGCCAACTCAACCTCTTCATAATGACCCATGACATGAGTTATCCGGCAGGCCACCACGATCTTGCCATTCTGCTTCGTTCTCCACGAAGCGGAGAGGCCATGCTTGCTCAACGAAGCGGTTATCTTGTCCGTTACATTAAACAAGGAAGCATGGTTAAACTTTGTCGTTCCAAATTTAACCGTCTTATCCTTATCTATCTTCGGCGGGTTAGCCTTAAACTCGCTCATGGCCCGATTATAGGCCTTCAGAGCCTCGTTCTTCTCGAACCTCTCCTGTAACATAAGGAGCTTTTCGAGCTTATCCAGGTCAACATTACCCTTGTCTATCGCCAACTGAATCAACTGCGATGGCGGTTTTACTTCTACTATTTCACCTTTTTTCGTTTCCATTTCTATCTCCTTCTTTTTATTTTAACACTCGTAACTAAAAACGGACACCCTTTCATCAGGCAATTCTGTAACGCCTTATGACTATTCACCACCTCCTTCTTTTTTATGCAGTAATATCTCGACATTATCTATCCCTATTCGTTTCCGCGTTATGCTCATTTTGTAGCCTCTGATAACATCTGTCGCATGTGTTACTTTCTACCGCCTCTTCTTCGGATAACACGGCTTGACACTCAACGCATTTAGGCCATTTTTGCTTCGCCCATGTGTTCACTATATCAAGTGCGCCTATGTAACCGTCTTTGAAAGCGCCATACATACTTACGCCAGCAACTTCTTTTAACTGACTTATCAGCACATACAATTC